GCATAATTTTTTTCTCGCTTTCTTAATTGGTTGTTACCATCTCGATGTTGATCTGGCTGATAAGCATGTCGGCGTTTCCGATTTGCTGGACTGTGGGTTGTGACCATCCACCAAGCAACGAGATATTGTTGGCTAATAGATCAGTTACTGACAAAATTAAGGTTTCCAAGTTTGCCAAAGCCGCTTGGTTGTCGGCTGCGTTGACGATGCAAGTGATGTCAAAGCGCACATGAATACGCGCCCCACCGATTGCGCCAACGGTCATGTAAGGCGAACCAGGAACAAGCACAATGGCTGGCGGTGTGATGTTTTCATTTGGCCATGCGTAAACAACCCGACCAGCAGCTGCGAGAGTGCTGGCAAGGTTTGCCCGGTACGTTGCCAAGTTAGCCAAGGTAGCCTCGGGTGTCTAGGTGCTTGCCAAGTAGTCCTGAAACTCTGGTCAGCATGGAACGGCCTAGGCGGTATGGTGCTGGGCTTTGGAAGTCCACACCCTGCTGGCCTAGTGTGCCTGTGCGAGTGATCCAGATGTCGCAAGCAACCGCCAAGGCAGCCTCTCGGACTTCTGGTGTCGTGTCGTATAGCGCGGCTTGGCTGGTCAACACTGCTCGGCCATTAGGGATGATCTGACGCTTGCTTATGTCTGCGTTGGTGATTGCAGCTTCAAAGTAGGTCACGTTGTATTCGTCGTAGCCAACCTTTGTCACAGTCCGTGAGCCGTTAAAAGGTGAGCCACAACCTGTGACGGTCAAAGCCTGACCGACCACAAAGGTGTTGTCGTGGCAGTAAAAGCGAGCCACATTGCTTGTAAGCGATGCGCCAACGATAGACACATCATCAAAGATTAAGTACGACAGGATTATGTTTTCGGCACTGTCCGCAACTGCCTGGACAATAGGATCAGCGTAAATGTCGCCAATACCCAAAACGCTTTTAAGTTCGCTAAGTGTAATTAGTGCCATTTCAATCTCCTATCGTGTAAGTGTGTGGGGGACACAGGGCCGCATCCCCCACACTTCTAACTAACGCTGACTTAGGTCAGGTTAAAGCGACGAACTCCACCGGCAACCAAAACGCCAACGGCTAAGTAACCGTAAAGCATTGTTTCGATTTCTCCTGATGTGACCACGTTTGTGGACATACGCAAGATTGGTGATTCGTAGATTGCAACCGATGATGGGGTCACAATGAATGCCGACTCATCGATTGTTGTTGCAACTGCGTTTGGATCTACATACAGATCTAGGCCAAGTACGTTGCCGCGTAGGCTTTGTGGGCCAGCAACTCCGCCGTTGTTCTGTGGGTTGTATGCGTTGTAGATTGGGCGACCAGTTGTATCGGTTGCACCCATTAGCAATGACCACTGGGATGTGCCAGCGATGTATGCGCTTGGCAATTCGCCTGTTGCTAGGTAAGCAGCAGGTGCTTCTGTGGAAACGTAGGAAATGATGCCAGCGGATGTTGCTGCAACTGCGGTAGCCTGTGTGCCACCTGCGGTTAGTGCTGCGATTACAGCTGCATCAGTTGCCTTGTTGTAGGCGCGTGTCATGTTGTCGACCATTGCTTGGAAAAAGTCTGGACTTGAGCGCTCTAGTAGTTCTACCGAGTAACGCTGCATTCCTGCAAACTTGTTTACATCTAGGTTGACGTATGAGGATACGATTCCAGTTTCTGATGGGCCAGCACCTTCGTTGGTGTCAGCCACAGTACCGGCAGTTGTAATTTTTGGATGTGAAATGACCATGCCTGATGCAGTAATGGCGCGTGAGCCGATTGCATCAATTGCTGGGCGTGATCCAATGGTGGTATCGATAACGCTGTTTACATACTGCACTGGGGTAAACGCTGGGTTTGTGCTGAATGAATCATCGGCTGCCATAACATACTGGGCTGAATCATGGTTGCCCATTTTGGCTTTGATGCTGTGTTCCAGGTATGAAGCCTGGCTGTTGATTGGGCTACGCGGCTTTGCGTAAGCCACTGGTGCTGCGGCAGTAACAACCGCTGCTGCGGTCACTTCATCTGCCACTGGTGCGGTTGTTTCTTCCACTGTGATCTCCTGTGGGTTTTCCTCGGCAGGTTGTTCTGCCTCGGTGGTTTCTGGGTTTTCCTCATCGGCCTCTGTGGCTGCGACTTGGGAAATTTGTGCATCCTTAAATGCTGGATTGGTTACATGAGCAACGGCTTCAAGTTTGGCAGCTGATACGACCATCACGCCTTTTTCGATGGTGTATTCACCGACATTGGCTTCGATGCTAAACGCTGGGCGCAAACCCTCGGATGCTTCTACTAGCGCATCGTTGCCAGCACCCGTTGGCGCGATCTTGAACGCCATTGAGATTCCAGCAGGTGTGATTTCCTCTGATCCAGCAATGCCACGACCTAATGGCCGTGTACGGTCATGTTCCATGTTCAAGACAATTTGGCTTGGGTCGATTTCACCAAACGCGCCAAACTCAAAGCGCACTGGGCCAGCCGATGTGTTGCCAACCTTGGCAAAAGGCACGACAAGTCCCTTGATGGTTCGGGTTTCAACATTGGCCGCTAATACTTGGCCCTCGAAACTAAGTTGCATTTTCATTTCCTCTCGGTGCAAGATCCATTTCCTCACGTGCTTCATCAACGGTTATCAAACCGTAATCAAGCATTTTGCCAAGGACTTCGATCTGCTCTAGTGGGTTTCCGCGTAGGTAGTCATCAAGATCGAACCTGACACTGCTGCCGCGTGGGGTCACATCGTTCATACTCAGGCGTTCAGAAATACAAGACATGAATGGCTTCAAAGAAAAATCGATGAGCGATCGACGTTCCTGTGTAACTGAACTATAAGTTGCGCTGGCTGATTCGGCGTTGATGTACCAGGCAGGGATGTTGCACATACGCGCAATTTCCGCTGCGGTGTTCAAACGTGATTCAGTCAGCTGCATTTGTCCAGCATCGTATCCAAAAGTCGTGACATCTAATGGGCCTGACAAGTAGGCAGTCGACCGGGTGGCTCGGGCTTGCTTCCATTGCGCCAGTAGGCTCGACACCTGCTCTGGCGGTAAATCAACGCCGCTATTCTTGATCACCATTGTTGGGTTTGGCTCGCTGGCCATTCTCTGTACGGCTTCCTCAAGTTTCAGTGCAGTTGAGATCGTGCGACCACCGCGATTGAGTATGCCCTCATCAATGCCACTAAACATGATCAAAGATCCCACACCAGACATCGGCAGCAAGCCGCCCTCAATGTAGAAACCGTTTACAATCTCTTGGGTATTTAGGTCAGTTGTGAAAGTCACCCGAGTTGGATCAATTCGGCGAGCCTGTGTTGGTCTGCCATCCTCTGGGTTTACTTCAAGCACCTGCCAGAATGATCGGCCATGAAATAACAAATCCTCAACGGTCCAAGCCATAGTTACAGCTAGTGGAATGGCTGGATCAGGCTGCTCAAGAATCTTGCGCCCCTCGATCTTTGCCCCTGTAATGTCGCTGTATGAGTTCAGGCCAAGGGTTGCAATAGTCCCAGCGATGATGTTTCTGGCTCTGGCAACGGCTGGCACTTGCATCGCACTTGAGCGATCAACGCGAAATGTGTTAAAAGGCGTGAAGTAAGCATCCTGATAAAACGGGATGGCGATGCCGGCACGCGCCTCGATCTGTGGTTTCTCGGTGGGTGTACCCAGCAAAAAATCTATGAATCCCATTTTGCCATTACAACACAAAACAATGACATTGCAAAGATTTGTCAGGCTTTGTCATCTTGTTGCGCGTGTTGTCACACAGATCGGCCAGTAAGTCCTAGTGGTCTTGATCCCTCTTTGATTACTGGCCGACCTCGGGTGAACCCAAGGCAGGGTTATGCACTAATGATACTCACACTCTGTTGTGGTTCAGTCGCATGACCCACCGCCATGACCAAAGCAACTGCCGCGCTGATCGGTACTTGCGCCGCCCTGCGAGCAATGCGCCAACCGCCGTCACTGGCTGGCCGTCTAGCGCAACTGACCAAATGGCTGTGCATAGTTTCTTGCGCTGGGTGTAGCAGCTGCCGCGACTGCATTGCGTTCATTGTTTGGTCACACATGATTGCAAAGTTTGCCGAGTTCCAAGGTGTCGGCGCGACCGGTACGCCAGCCTGGCTAAGTCTTGGCGCGATCCACCCAGCAGTGTTGGGATCATAGGCCAGCACCCTTGGGCGATAGCGGCGAGTTAGTGTGGCGATCTCGCCAGCAAGTTCCAAGTCGTTGATGCCGCCCTCTTTTTTCCATTCATGCAGGAATACGCCAAAGCCTGATTCGCGTTGCTGGATAGTTACTAGGCAAGCCAACTCTCGGTTAAAGTTCAAGTCCATTGCCATCCAAGTTGGCAAACCATCCTCCAAAGCAATGTCCGATTCGCAATCATTCCAGACTTGCATTGGCCAAGGGCTGTCGATCGCATCCACCCACATACACAAAGTCTCGGTCTTGAAAGCATCAGGACTGTCAAAGGTTGCGGCATCCTTGATGTTTTGCACATTGATTGTGTAACCCAATGCTGGGTTGGCTTGCTTCCATCCCTCGATGTCGTCAACGGCTGTGCCGGGTGCGGCACTGTATTCGTAGTACCCCATGCGATCACTGGCAAAGGTCAAGGCTCTGCGCCGTTGCTCGTTAAGCACATTAGATGTCAAGTCACCAGCATTGGATGTCCAAAATACCTGGGCATTGGGTCTGGCTCGGGTGATCGGCGTTACGGCTGCCCAGGTGGCTTCATCAATTTCTCGGAGTTCATCGACATATAGCAAATCAGCTGACGATCCACGCGGGCCTTCCGATGTAGCTGCTCGGATGGAATACTTGCGGATTCGCTCGCACTTGCCATTGCATGCCTTGGGGTAGTGGTGACAATAGACTTCCAATTCCTCTTGGCCGTTAGTCCGGGACACACGCTTGATCCGCTTTCGCATCCAGTCAAGGCTTTCGGCCATGTCCACTGTTTGCTTGAAAGTGTCCAGAGATAGTTGCCGAGTCTGCGACATGGCGATTGCATTCTTTTCACCAAACACATACAAGCCAGCAAGGATTCGCATACGCATCATGTGAGTTTTTCCGCACTGCCTCGCAACTAGCACCCCACACATTGACCTAGCCCAACTACCATCAGGCAGGATCTGCAAGGCATCATCCAAAACGTGCTTTTGCCAAGGTAGTAAAGGCACACCAAGTTCGTCAGCTAGTTGCGCCACCACTGGCCCTGCGCTGGGCAGGTTTAGGCTTGGGCTTTCGATCCTTGGTTTCGAGTAGCCGTAGATAGTTTCCGACATGGTTTGTCCCGTCATTTTCCTCGCCCTGTTTTCCTGCTGTCCTAGTTTCCACCGTCATGTGGAGTTGTTGCAAAACTTGCAAATACTTAGCGGCCAAAGGTGTGGCCTCTTTGAGATCGCCCATGTCAAAAGCCGTGTCCAATGCCAGGGCAATACGCCGGGCGAGAGTTATGGCCGCCACATCCGTTGGCGCAAGCCAGTTCGCAACCGAGATTGCCGAGTTTAAAGAAATAAGTATGCCCATTGGTTTGTCCTCTGGCACTTCTGGATTCTTTTGGGTCATGACCTAGGCCTTTCGGTTGTGGGTGGATCGAATCGGACCAATCGGGGAGAAATAGTACC